GGAAATTGCTGATGAAATAAGAGACATCGAAGAAGAACTCTCTGAGATAGATGCTATCTTAGCGGAAAATAAAAATAATCCAGATGAAACAATTGAACGAGATGACGAAAGAAGAACTGGCAGCCTACACGAAAGAGGCGATCAGTTATTGCAAGGAGAACAATCTGTACCGACCGGGCGAACTGGTGAAATTGAAACAGAACATCCGGGAGTTGATAACGGTATCCGTAACGCGGATGGAGCTGCACAAGAGGGCGCAGGAGATGAAGCCGTAGGAAGAAGATATGCGGATGAAGCTCAACAGGGTCCTGTGTCAAAGCCGCAAGGATTAAGTGGAGAAGAGGCGGATTTGCTTTTGTCTCGCATGGAGTCCGCAGCAGAAATATCGAGTGAGAAAGAACTTACTCCTGAGACTTGGGCTGAAACATTCGACGAGAACAATTTTATTGCCACCCCCATAGGATCTGTGAAAATGGGAGGAAACCAGATCACTAAATTCTTTGAGAAAAAGCGTACCAAGGAGTTCGGTATGGTTGGTCCTACATTGTCTAATCCGGATGTGATTATAGAGGAGGCAAGCGAAGCGAAAGACGGAAACGCAGAGAGAGGAAGCAGCTTTTTGTTTATCAAGACATTCAACAGGAATGGAGAGAAGGTTAAGTTCTATGCCTCTATTACTGTCAAGCAGGACGAGATGGAAGTGTCTGTAAGCAGTCACTATATGAACAAGAACAAAGTCAAAAGAGCCTTACAGGAAAGCGGTGTGCTCTATATAAGAGAAGCATTACTCTCCAACAGCTCTGAATGGCGCTTAGCTGAACATCGAGACGATGTGCCGGACCTCCTTCCTACGCAAGAGAGTAATGCTTCTGAAAACAAAGATACTCATTCTTTCCGTAATAACAGTGAGTTAAGCGAAAAAATTGCAGATGCCGAAGCAAATACCGATATAAATCCTACCGAAGCCCAGAAGGGAGCCGGCAATTACAAGAAAGGGCATGTGCGTGTAGGTACATTTGATATTAGCATCGAGCAACCGAAAGGTTCTGTTCGTAGTGGCGTGGATGCTAATGGCAAGAAGTGGGAAACGACCATGCAGAACACCTACGGCTACATTCGTGGTACGGAGGGCGTGGACGGCGACCATATAGATGTGTTCCTATCTGATGATATTGATGGGTGGAACGGTCGAAAAGCGTTTGTGGTGGATCAATACAACGAGGACGGCAGCTTTGACGAGCATAAGGTAATGCTTGGCTTCAATGAGGCGGCCGATGCCGAGACGGCTTATTTTGCCAACTATGACAAAAATTGGGCGAAGAAGCACAAGACGGTGGTAACTGCCGTAAACTTGGAGGATTTCGAGAAGTGGATAGGTAGCAGCCACC